AACGACTCCTATTGACTGATATTTCTTCTTAGATTTACCATCCTTATCTGTGTACTCAGATAGTGCTGCTTTTACAAAATATTTTATAGCCATATTAACTTCCTCTCATTAAATTTACTTCACTTTCAACTTCACTTAAAAACTTCATTACTTCAGATTCTATTTCATCAATCATCGTTTTATCACGTTCTACACGACAAATAAACAACTGACTACGTTCTGGCATACGAGGATCAAAACTCACGAAATCGCACCATTGTCTATTCGTTACTGCCATTTGTGTTTGCATTTGTATAAGGTATTTAGTCGGTGGTTTACCATCTTTAATTGTTGCCCAATGTGTAGCAGAATTGGGACATTTTATTTCAATAAGACCATCATTACTAACAAGGCCATCAGGCGAACAGCCAAACCATTCAATAGTAGGATGATTAACAAACGCTATCTGATCAACAAAATTACCTGTTTTAACTTCATAAGCAACTCTCGCCTGTGGTTCTGTAGCAGTTCCCCAAGCCATAGCATCATTGGTATATGTTGGTTCAATAGTACCTGTTACTCGTTGAAGTGCAAGTTCTATCAAATAATTTTGACGACTAGCAGATACACCTGTTTTAGTCTTTGCCATGATGTCAGCAACACGACTAGCAGTAACTCGACCTAATCTAAGTTGATGCCAGGCATCTGTACCTTGAATAATATCAGTCATTTCTTTTTTTCCGTTAAATAAATCGTTTCTGTTTTACCATCTTTAGAAGGCACAATAGATAAAGTTAATGTAACTGTTTCATCTCTTGGTCGTGTATGAATTGGAATCATAGTTTGTTGTGCGTTCTTATAAGCAATACCATTCCAATAACCAGTTGCATAAATATCAGATTCTTTGTCAGTCATTTCTCACTCGCTTTCTTTACACGTTCTTCAAACAATCTATACGTCATTTCCTTTAACATACCATTAAGCATTTCTTCATCACGACATAATTTTGCTGCGTTTAGTAAATGTGAATCATCCATATCTTTAAGGCTAATAAATTTACCTTCTTTAGTTTGCCATCTCCAATCACGAAAACTTAAACGCTCAGTCCAAGATGCTTGTGGTGGTTCATATAAATCATCAGAAAAACTCATTTCTCACTCGCTTTCTTGCATTAAATATAAAAACTGTTTATAAATTTGTGCTCCGTGCCAATATGGATGTGCTTCTAAAAGGCTTTTTAGTATTTCAATCTCTTTAGCTTGTTGACGTAGCATATCAGCAGCATCTTTAACAAATCCTCTTGGATAAGCATCTTCTATAATTTGTGCTAGTTCATTTGCTGTCATTTTTTAACCTCAATAGTTCTTGTTTTAACTCTTGGATAATTAAGAGAAAATCAGCAGATGCATGAGTATATCCAATCATAAATGCTAGTTTTTCTTCAACAGTTACAGGAACATCTGTCATCATAATCCAACGATTAAGTGCTTTTTCAGTATTCATAGTTCTCTTGCTTTCATCATTGCGTCTGCGTAAACATAAGATATTTGTGCAACATCGTTAGGTGCATGACTAATAATTCCTAAATCATCTATTTTGCAAATTGCATTAGCCATTGCTTGCATTGCTTTAGCAGCAAAGTAATCTCTTAAATCCATGCCATCTTGACCATAATTTTTTTCATTTGATAATGGAAATGCTTTCATAGTAATTCTGCCTTTCTTTTATCTTTTGCAGCACTAATCTTTGCAATAGCATCTTTGTCTTTATTCAGTTCTTTATAGGCTTGGCCATACGCTGACTTAAGAGTATCTATATCTAAACATTCGTTAATGTTGTCTATCCATTGAACGGTTAAATCTGTTAAGTCAGGCTTTTCTTCATCAATAGCATCCGATGGCAAATCAGATCCAGCATAAATATATAAACCGATACCAAAGCCTGCGACATTTTTCGCCAAACATCTCATTTGTGAGTCCGAAATTTTACGAGCATCTGGGTTCTTAATAGCATTGTTTCTGTTATCCATTACAGGTAATTGCATTTCCAAAGTTTTACCAAACGCTGTAACTTCTGTACGCACCATCATCGTTTCGTTATAAACCATTGGTTCTAAAAACTTCCATGTAGCCGTAGAATCGTTTTGCAATAAAATGTCTAATCCATAAGTCCAAGATAAATACGTTAGATTACCTTTGCGTTCTGTAAACTCATTGACGTTAATTTGACGCAATTCATTAAAAGTTTTACGTTTATCCATTTTTTCTATTTCTTTTACAAAATTAGTCATTTAATTCTCCATTGTGATATTCATTGAGTGCTTGTTGTTCAGCAAAGTGTTTACAAAACCTATACGATATAGACCAAATTAAACGGCCTAGTTTTTCAAAATCTTTATTTCTAGCGTATTCAGTAATGGATTCAGCTTCTTCGGCTGACGCTGAATATAAATAATCGCTAATGTTGTTAAAGTCGCAATCGTCATGTGCATAACTCTCGGACATAAGTTGCTGAGTACGGTCATAAATAGCATCCTGTGATGCAGACCATTTTTCTTCAGATTCATCTGTGCAATAGGCTCTGTAATCCATTACAGACCTCCTGTCTTAATAATCCAAACGGTAAGTGGAATAACAAACATCAACGTACCTAGTATGAGTGCTTCTATAAATGTTTTCATATACTTTCTCTTTCTACAATTAATAAAATTTACTGCATAAGTAATACTATACACTAATAAAACCACATTACAACACTTATTTACACTTTTTTTATAGGTGTTTATACTAATATAAAAAATGTTTGCAAATATTTACTATATGATTTATATTCACAAATGAAAGGAATTATATGAAACCAACTGATTATTTAAAGTACGAATTTGAATCATTAAAAAATCTTGCTGAAATGCTTGATTTAACTCCTAATAGCGTTGTTCTTTGGGGACAAACCAAAGTTCCAATTAAATATTTAAAAAAAATAGAACAACTTTCTGAAGGCCGTTTAACTAAAGAAATGCTTAGACCTGATTTATTTATAAAGGAATAATATGGCTGGCGATTGGATTAAATTTCAAATTGATACTCCTGACAAACCAGAAGTATTGGCGATTGCAAGTAGGTTAGGAATTGATCCTGATGCAGTAGTTGGAAAACTCATTCGAGTATGGTCTTGGTTTGATAAACATACTGTAGATGGTAACGCACACAGCGTTACATTTTCGTTTCTTGACCGTTTGACAAGCGTTACAGGCTTTGCAGAACAAATGCAATTTGTTGGATGGTTAGAACAAGATGGAAGTATTTTAAGAATGAAGAATTTTGACTATCACAACGGAAAGTCAGCAAAATCAAGAGCTTTGGGTAAGGATCGACAAGAAAAGCACAGAAATAATAACGCAAATAATAACGCACATACCGTTACTAAACCGTCACTAGAGAAGAGAAGAGAAGAGAAGAATATTAATACACCTGAAGGTGTTAGTGATTCAGTTTTTAAAGATTATTTGTTTTTTAGGAAAACAATCAAAGCTCCTGTAACTGAAACTGTCATTAAAGGTTTAACTGCTGAAGCACAAAAAGCTAATATGTCTTTAGAACAAGTAATGATTCTTTGTTGTCAAAATGGGTGGAGAGGATTTAAAGCTGATTGGATGCCTAAAGAAAAAGAAGATATTTTTACCAAACATAGGAGTTTTATATGATTGGTCAAGATGAAGCCTTTAAGTTTTGGTACAAGAACGATTACTTGCATGGAGTATTTGTCATCGTTGGTACTAAACCTGATTGGTTTAATCCTAAAGACAGTTATTGTCCTATGCCTACGATCTACACAGAAAAAGATATGCCTAGAAGTATTGATTTAGCATTTTTAACAAACCAAGTTGTAAACCTTATTCATGGCGATTGTACGGATGAACAATTTGCAGCGTGGTTTATTCACATTACCAACTTAAAACCAAAAATCCTAATTGGATTAGATTCGGAGAACGAAGTTCATGTTAGTAAACATTGATTTAGAACAGTATCGTGAATATCACGAAATCATGTACCAAGTAAAAGAAAAGTCTATTTTTGAAGACGAAATTAAGGAATATTACAAAAACCGACATTTAGGCATTGAAGGTGATAAGTTGCCTTGGGGTAAATTAGATCAGCTTATAGGACTTCGACATTCTGAGCTAACTATTTGGGCAGGAGAAAATGGCTCAGGAAAATCATTAATTCTTGGTCAGATGAAACTATCACTCTTAAAAGCCAATAAAACGGTTATTACGGCTTCTTTAGAGATGACACCTACTAAGACATTATCTCGCATGGTTCGACAAGCCATAGGCTCATTAAACGTGTCTAATGGCGATATTGAACAGTTTATGTCATGGAAAAAGGATAAAGCCTATTTATTTGACCATCAAGGAAGGTTAGATGCTTGGCAAGCGATTGCATTATGTAGGTATGCAAAACAGCATTTAAAGTGTGATCACATTATTTTGGACTCGATGATGAAGTTAGTTAGAGGAGAAGATGACTTTAACGGACAAAAAGACTTAGTAGATGCTTTATGCGATGTTGCTAAGGAAACCAAGATGCACATTCACTTAGTTCACCATATTAGAAAAGGTGGAGAAAGTAATCGAATAGCAGAAAAGAAGGACATTAAAGGTTCTGGAGTTATTACAGATTTAGCTGATAACGTCATTTTAATTGCTAGAAACCGATTAAAAGAAAAAGAAACAGAACAGAATAGAATTGCTGACAATAGCCAACCAGACACATTTTTAATTACTGCAAAACAACGAAATGGTGATTGGGAAGGAACTTTAGGACTTTGGTTTGATAAGAAAAGTCAGCAATTTACGGAGAGTTTTCAACAACCAATTATTAAATATTTGGAGAATTGATGAGAGTGCTTGTTGCTTGTGAATTTAGTGGAACAGTAAGAGATGCTTTTATTAAAGTTGGGCATGAAGCAATGAGTTGTGATTTAGAACCTACTGAATTACCTGGGCCACATTATCAAGGTGATGTAATGGATGTAATTAATGATAAATGGGACATGATGATTGCTTTTCCACCATGTACTCATTTAGCAGTAAGTGGAGCTAGGCATTTTGCTATAAAAAAAGCAGATGGAAGACAACAACAAGGTATTAATTTTTTTTTAAAAATGGTTAATGCAAATATCCCAAAAATTGCTGTAGAAAATCCAATAGGAATTATGTCAAACCTATATAAACAACCAACTCAAATCATTCAACCATACGAATTTGGGCATCATACAACTAAAGCTACTTGTTTATGGTTAAAAGGACTTCCTTTGTTAAAACCTACAAATATTGTTGATAAAGGCGAAGTATGGGTAGCTAAAAGTGGTAAACGAATGAGTCAATGGTTTTATGAAAGTAGTCTTTTACCACCAAAAGAAAGAGAACGCATGAGAAATAAGACATTTCAAGGAATTGCTGACGCAATGGCAAATCAATGGAGTGTAAATGAGTTTTATGGTCAAAAAGAATTGGAACTTAATTAATGGAAAATCCTAATAAAGTAGTGGAATTTTTACTTAAAAACGCTGGTAAATACGCAAAAGCTAAAGCAGAACGTGTATACCTTGACGAATTTCGAAAATCAAAACGTGCTTTATTGATGCAAGAAGCAGAATTACATGGATATGAAACAAGTGCAGCACAAGAACGTCAGGCATATTCACATCCTGAATACCAACAATTACTGCAAGGTTTAAAAATTGCGGTCGAGGTCGAAGAGAAGTTACGCTGGCAGATGGTCGCAGCACAAATGAAGATAGATTTATATAGAACAGAACAGGCAAATAACCGATTCATCGATAAAGGAACAACATGATAGACCATCCATTTCAGGTGTTATTACATTTAATTAAACAATACGAAACTGCTTGTAAAGAGTTAGATTCAATTCGAGCTTATGAAATTGCAGTCGATATTAGCGATATTGCTTTGCAACTTGAGAGTTATGCCCAAAGGTTAGCAAATGAAGATCGAACTTAGTCCTGCCGAAATAATGATAGCATCCCAAGTAGGTATTATGCGACAAGTT